TCCTGAAGATTGGACTAATGCCGATTATTGGGCAGAAAGGTACAATGACCGAATCGCTGAGAAAGATCTGTATGTTATGGTGTTTGAGCCGGGGGATGAACCTCCTGACGATCCTACATTGGATCCGGAAACATATGGTCAAGTTGTAGACTATGAGTATGGCATGGTGCTGGTACAGCGTCGTGCTGAGTTAAACAAATTTTCTAAGTTTTTAGAAAGTCAGAATTATTATGAAAATTGTTCTGATGATTTTATGCAATACGTTAATAAAAGGAGATCTCAATCATGAGAGGAAAAGGTTCAAAGAAGAAAGCTATGGGAATGAAGAAGAAGCCTATGGGAATGAAGAAGAAGCCCGTTAAGAAGAAGAACGGCATGAGAAAGATGAGGTAACTTAAATGGCTAGCACTATTTCAGCGGCAACGCTTACGGTTACGCACACTGAAGCTCTTACGCTGAATGGTGTTGACCGTGGTGTTACCAACACTTTAACTATTGCCTCTGTTAATGAGGTAGATCATCGTATTGTTACAGTTGATACGAGTGCTCCCCGTACTCTTGTTACCCTTGGTGATAATGTAGGGTCTGGTACTTTTGTTAAAACTTCTGTTAAATATATTCGTTTAACAAATAAAGATGATACTAATTTTGTTACATTAGGTTTACTTAATGGTAGTTCTGAAGCAGTATTCTTTAAATTAGAAGCTGGTCAAACTATGTGTCTTTATAACGATGATATTGATATTAATGATTCAGCAGTTACTGTAAGCAGTTTAACTACATATACTATTATTAATGCTCAAGCTGACAGTGCAAATGTCGACCTTGAAGTATTTGTTGCTAGTACCTAATAGGAGATTATTATGGTAGATTTTATTATTGGTTCATGGGGTTTTGTTCTTTCACATGTGGTTGTATTTGCAGCCGGTGCATGGATGGGCAAGCCTTTATTCAGTTGGCTTAGCGGCAAACTGCCATGGACTGTAAAGTAATTCTGAAGGCGTGCGCGTGGCTCTGCCTTCTTGGGGGTTGTAAGACAACCTCTTTGTTTAAAGAAAAGGAAATGATTACACAGCCAGTATCCAGTATAACCGAACCTTCTTTTGCCTATGATGGCTTACTAGGGGGTGGTCTTGTTGGTTTAGTTGTACTTTATGTAGGGTATCTTTGGCTGATAGAATTCAGGAAGGCAGATGCCAAAGGAGATTAATTATGGCTTTAACTTTTACAAAACCAGCGGATATTGATTTTGATCCAGAGAGTGTGACTACTGTATCAACCAATACTTTTTCAACTGCTACCAGTGCTTCTTTTGCTGATGGTGCTGGTAATTTTGCTAATGGTGCTGTGACTATTGATGTTACAGGCATTAATTATGATCAGGATTTTATTGCAACTGATACTGCACATCCCGATGCTCATGCAGGTGACTTAACTATTAATGCTATTTTAGCAAATGATGGTGTAGATCAAACTGTTCGTCCAATTAGCGATGGCACTTCAGATGGTATTGGAGATGGAGGAGCTTTGGGTTCTTTATCTGCTACTGGTACATTTAGATTTGAAGTTACTGGCATTGAAGAAGGCTGTGAAGTAACTATTGAATATCATTTAAATAATAATAGTGATTCAACTGCAGCTCAAACCACGGTTATTGGAGTCGAGTCAGTTAAAGGTTTGAATAACTGCGACTTCCAAGATGTTTTAAAATATCAACAACTTAATCAAAAATTAAATGGACGCTTCGATGCGGATACTAAAGAGTTTAGTAGCTTTAAAGATATGTTGAAGCGTATCAAACGTATTAAATAATAAGGAAATACTATGTCCGAAGAAAACAATGTTGAGACTCCACAACAGGAACAATCCCAACAAACAAATGTCAATCCTGAAGAAGCTAATCTTGCTCGAGAGAAGGCTGCTTTTGAAACTTATGTTAATAATCAAGGCATGGAAGTGCCTGATAATTTTCAAAATACAGAAGCTTGGTTTAATTCTTTAAAAGAAGCACAGAGTCAATACACTCAAGCTAGACAGGAAATTGCTGATCTTAAACGGCAATTTGTCGATACTGGAGAAATCTCTGAGCGTGCCCCACAACAGCAAGAAACAGCACCAGCGGTTGATACTAACTCTTCTGGTGAACTTCGTATTGAAAAGAAAGAAGAGCCACCGGCTCCTTCTATGAATGAACAGTGGGCTACATGGCAACAAGAACTGGCTCTTAGTGGAGACTTTAGTGATGCTACTAGAGGTCAAATTAAATCTGCTATGAATGTTGATGATGCTGTTGTAGATACTTTTATTGCTGGTCAAAAAGCTTTGCGTAAAGAAGCTTATGATTCTGCCGCCACTGTGGTAGGTGACCAGCAAACTTTAGATTCTGTCCTTGCATGGGCAGGAGAGTCTTTGAATGACCAAGAACGTAATGATTTAAATCTAATGTTATCTGGTCCTTCGTATAAGACTGCCTTACTTGGTCTTAAAGCCAGATATGAACAAGAAAAGGCTAGCAGTCCTAAAGCTCAAGAACCAAGTAGAATTCGTTCTGATAATGTAGCGGATGCGCAAGAGGCTCCTAAGTTAGAACCTTTCCGCTCGCGTGAAGAAATGAATATGGCGATGTCAGATCCTAAATATAGAATGGATCCTACATATCGTCAGGAAGTTGAGATGAGGATTGTTGAAACTATGAATTCTGGTATCTTTTCCCGCTAAACCCTTAGACAAGGTTTAGTGAGGTAGCATCACAAAGTATGAACAAGTAGGCTTACGAGTTAAAAAGTAATTCTGCGTGGTGTAAGCTATGACTCTACGGAATAATCATTGCTTCTTTTGTTTGTCTATTTAAAAATTTAGTCATAACACAAGGAGAATTAATTATGACTGCTACAGGTGATTTAGCTGTAACTAATTTAGCGTATCGCGCTAATCTTGCTGGAGGTATTTCCTCCAACAACCCTACGACTGGTGACGGTCGGCTTGTTCTGCCTATTTTTGCAGGAGAAGTTATTCATGCGTACGATCAATATAACATTTTTGAACCATTGGTCGATTCGCGTACTATTACTTCCGGTACTACTATGGAATTCCCAGTTACCGGATACGTTGGTTTAACTCCTGCGTGGCAAGCTGGTCAAGAGCTGTTCGGTAATGAAGATAGTGCTGCTACTACGTTCCGTATTACGCTTGATAAGCGACCAATTGCTACTCACTTCGAGTTAGACAACATTGACCTCATGCTTACTCAGTGGGAGTATCGTTCCGAGCTTGCCCGTCAAGCTGGTCGCACTCTTGCAGATGCGCGTGACCGTCAAATTGGTGCATTTATTGCTCGTGCTGCAGCAGAAGATGGTCTTGCCAATGACCCAAGAGCTACCGATCAACACGGATATTCCGCAGTTGGTGGCTTAGGTGGTAAAGTGTTTATGAACAACAAGTTCAATCACTTAGGTAAGGCTACCTCTACTGCTGCTCAGCGTACCGATGCTGCTCTGAAGCTTCTTGAGAAGCTTGAAGAGTTCCAAATCCGTCTGCAAGAAGTTGATGCTCCTACTGAGGGTGTCTTCTGTGCTGTGTCGCCTCGTACCTTCCAAGACATTCGTGCTCTTGGTGTGGCTCGTGACGCATCTGATCTTGCTGGTGGTGCTGGTCGACCATTCTTCGGCGGTGTTGCCGATGCTGGTGGCTTAGGTGCTGGTCTTGGTCAAGGTATGTTCCAACTTACTGATCGTCTTGAGTATCAAGGCGTGTCTATCATCAAGACAAACCACTTGCCAGATAAGAACTATGCTGTCACCGCTCAAAAGATTGGTGAGTCTCGTTACAATAGATCTTTCAATATCTTCCCAGTGAAGGCGTTGATTTGGCAACAAGCTTGCGTTGCATCGCTTAAGTTGCAAGGCTTGAAGGTTGATCAAGTTGATGATATTCGTCGTAATACCGTGTTTACGGTTGCCTCGATGATGGGTGGTACGGGTGTTATGAAGCCAGAGCATGCTGCTGTGTGCGTTGGTGCACCTCAAGAAGGTGTGACTTTTGATAATAGTCAGAATCACCCCATCTATGCTGCTAGCCAAGCTCTTGGCGGATCTAGTGCTGCTAATGTTACCTTTGGTGCGTTTGATTTCAATACCACTACTGGTGATCTTACTACCTATAAGACTGGTTCTGCTGCTGCTGGTAACAGTAATGGTGCTGCTGGTACGGCTACTGCCGGTGATGTAAGTTCTTCTGTAGATGCAACTGATGATGCATTACTTCGTGATGCTTATCAAGCTTCACTTGGTGCTTATGCATTAAATGCTGCTGATGATTCATCTGCCGAAGCTATGGTTAACGATGGTGTCTTTGTTCAAGAGTACGTCACCTCACCTGATCAAGGTGTGTTCTCGGCTTCTAGCCCGGGTGCTGACGGCTTGGGTAACGCTGCTGGTTAATCTGACAATTAAATACACATTCGCCCGGAGCCCCCGAAAGGGGGCCTCGGGTCTTTTTAAAAGGAGATTCTAATGGGACTAATGAGTAAACTTGATGCAATAAACGAAATGTTATTTAATACTGGTGAGCAAATTGTAACCAGTCTCAATGATGATCAAAATACTGATGTTAATTTAGCTGAGTTTGTACTAGATCAAGTAACATTGGAGTCCCAACTTCGGGGTATGGCTGTTAATAGAAGACCTATTAAAGTAACTCCTACTAGAACTGGTTCTGTGGGCCACACAGTTAAACCTATTTCAGATACAAGTAAAGGTAGAATTCAACTATCTCCATATAACGACAAAATGACTACGGGTTCTTTAATTTCTGCTCAACTTGTTAGCAGTATTACTAGTAATGATGTGGATGTTAGAATTACTGCTGCTCCCCGAAGATTTGGGATTGAGTCTAATGGCATTGATTATAATATTTTATACAATGTTACGGATAATACAGATGAATGGGATCTTACTAGAGAATTAACTATTAGTATTGTAGAGTATGTTAATTTTGAAGATCTAGAAACTTCTGTTCAAAAAGGTATTGCTGCTGCTGCATCAAGACAGTATCAAATGTTTGTACAGGGTGACAGAGATGTCGATAGATTATTAGCAGAAAAATCAACAGTTCTTACTGCTAAGGGTAGAGCTGCTGATGCTAATGATAAATCTAGAAATATTTTTGCATCGGGAGATAATGCAATTAAAAAAATTATTAATAGAAATGCTAATGGTATATATGATCCCAGTAGATTTAGATTCTGGAGGCATCGCGGATAATGAGTGTACATCAAAGAATTGCTATTCCTACTTTATCTGGTGGCGTGGGGCGACAGGCAAGCAATAAACGACTGACTTCAGAAGCAGAAAATTTAGATAACTGTTTAGTTACTTTGGAAAAATCTGTAGAAAAACGACCACCTTTAGAGTTTTTCAAAGGCAGCGATTCTTTTTATAGTGAAGAAACTAGTGCAACAGATGACTTTCCTGCACCGGGATCTTTACTTTTTAATACACTAAGCACTGGACGATATCAGCCTACTACAGAAGATGATATATTTTTTAAATGGATTTCTATTGATTCTGATGATAGGTTTTTAATTGCTATTAACTTTAGTTTAAAACTTGCAGATAGTAGTGTAATTACAGATGATGAGCGTAAAAAGTTTATTACTGTATGGCGATTAAATCCTGATAATAAAAGAATGGACTTGCAGACATTTGATTTTAGTTCTATTACTGTAGATCATTATAATTACATTACTAAGAATCCTAATGCTAAATCTGCTGCAG